ATATTAGGGTATAATGGTACTCTATGGGTTAACAAAACAATTGCTCAGTGGTTAGGTTATACGCCAGCTAATGCAAGTGGCACAACAAACTACGTTTCAAAATTCACAGGCTCTACAACATTAGGTAATAGTCAGATATTTGATGATGGTACTAATGTTGGTGTTAATACTTTAACGCCAACAACAACTTTGGAAGTAAGCGCACCTGATTATTCATTTTCGGCTGGTCGTCAAGCATCAAATAGAAAAGTTTCTATTGGTTTAGGAGATAACGGACAAGCGTCAATTCAAGGATTTGATTCAAGTAACTCTCCAGTTCTTTTGACAATAAATCCAAGTGGAGGTAATGTTGGGATTGGAACAAATAACCCAACAAATAAACTTGATGTTGCTGGTTTATCTGTATTTAATGGAACACAAGTAAGAAGTACAGGAAACGGAAGTACATTCGTTGGTTTTTTTGGAAACAGGTCTGCTTGGACTGGTGGTGCTTTAAATAACGACTTAGCAGTTTCTGCATACACAAGTAATATGTGCTTTTTTACAAATAATAGCGTTGGCGAAAGTATGCGTATCACTTCAGACGGAAACGTAGGAATTGGAACTTCAACGCCAGGTGTTAAATTTGTAAATTCAGGAGGAGGATTTAGTTCAGGTCCAACTCTAGGTTCTGGAACAGTGGGCTCACAGGCTCTTTTGTCTAACAATGGACTTTATGGTATGTATTCAGGTGTTTCAGACAATGGAGATGTTTGGCAACAAGTTCAAAGAAATGATGCTAATACTGCTGTTTATAATTTAGCATTACAACCAAGTGGTGGTGGTATTTATATAGGTACAAACGCACCTGTCTATACAGTTCCAGCAAAAATAAATTTTCTTTTTAATGGATTGAATGAATTTGGTATAAGTTTTAAATCGACTGCTGTAAATTCAATTCCAATTCATTTTACTTCAAGCACTGGAACGCAAACTGGATATATTTTTCAAGATGCAACAGGTGTTTTTTTAGTTAGTGTTTCAGATTATAGATTAAAAGAAGATTTAAACTCGTTTAATGGATTGGATTTAATTTCTAAAATTAATGTTTATGACTATAAATGGAAAAATCAAGACAAGCGTTCTTTTGGTGTTATGGCTCACGAATTACAAGAAGTAGTTCCGCAAGCAGCTTTTGGCGAAAAAGATGGAGAAAGAATGCAAGGTGTTGATTACTCAACATTAGTGCCAATCTTAATACAAGCAATAAAAGAATTAAAAGCAGAAATAGAGATTTTAAAAAATAAATAAACTATGATTACTTACAAGTGGATTTTTTCTGCATTTGATTGCAGAGTAGACGAAGACGGAATGCAGGATGTTGTTACAACAGTGCATTGGAGGTACAACGGTACAACAGAGGATGGAATATCAGCTGAGATTTATGGAGTACAGGCTGTAGGAACACCTACTCCTGACGCATTCACGCCCTACGCTGAATTAAACAAGGAGCAAGTTATTGGGTGGATGGAAGATGCAATGGATGTCCCAGCTATGCAGTTAAACATTGCTGAGCAAATTGAACTAATAATCAATCCTGTAACGGTAACTTTACCGCCTCCTTTTAATAATACTGTAGAAGTTAAATAAAAAGTCGTATATTTGTAAAAAATTTAATCAAATGGAAAATAAAGTTTCAGAATCACAGTTACAAAAACTTCAAGAGTTTAATCAATTTATGATTAATGCGTCTACAACGTTAGGGAACATTCAGTTTCAATACGAACTTACAAAGTCTCAAGTGGTTAATGAAATCGCTCAGAAACAAGAAACTTTTAACGAATTTAAAAAAGAGTTAGAAGAAGAGTTCGGTAATGTTGAAATTAATATTACTACTGGAGAGGTTACGGTACCGGAAACAAAAGATGGAAATTAGAAAAATATCAATAGGGGCTGATTACAAAAGCAACGCTATGCATTATATAGTGGGGCAAAAAATACTTGGCGATACTAATGAAATTCATCTTATAAAACTTGACGACAAACGAAACGCTTTGAAAATTTACATTATAAATGCAAAGGAAGAAGTAGTTTTGTGGAAAGAGTTTAATTCTCAAATACCAATTTCAATCGAATACAATATCAATTTCTAATGAAATCTCCTTTTTACTTTATTGCAAAGCCTAAAAAGGGAAAAAGATACGACAACACAAAAGACATAGCGGGCGTAGAGTTCATACTTAGTACTTCAGAAGAAGACTATAAGTTCTCTAACCGCTATGCTGAGGTCGTAGAATTACCTTTAGGTTATACCGGTCCTATAGAAATAGGAGACACACTTCTTGTGCATCATAACGCTTTTAAGTTTTATAATGATATGAGAGGTCGTCAGAAAAGTGGTAAGAGTTTCTTTAAAGACGACTTGTTCTTTATTGAGACTGACCAATTCTTTATGTATAAAAAAGATGATAAGTGGTTTGCGTATGACAGATATTGTTTTGTTAAGCCAATTCCTGCTACAGAGTCATTTATAAACAAACCTTTTAAAGAAGAACCCTTAATGGGAAGAATGGTTTATCCAAATGAATACTTGATTAGTCAAGGTATAAATTCAGGAGACCTTGTTTGTTTTGCTCCCGATAGTGAATATGAGTTTACTGTTGATGGAGAAAAGATGTATCGAATGTACGAGCATCAAATAACAGTTAAGTTATGATAAATATTGTAGATAATTTTTTAGATCAAGATTTATACGACGCTGTTTATCAGAGATTATCTGATAATGAATTTGTAAGAGTAGAAGTTGGAGATAAGTCTTTTTGGGTACAATATACATTTGAGGATTTTGACGAAATGATTGTCAATAAATTATCTGCTATTGATGGTGTACAAAGAGAATGCTTGTTAGGATTCTTTAGAGTAGCAACTGAGGAGTTTGATACCGATTGGAGAATACACGCAGACTCAAAGGTAGGGGATATTAGACCCGAAAGAGCACTTGTGCTATATATCTCTCCTTCTACAAAAGAAGGGCTTCACGGGACCGCATTTTGGAAACATAAAGACGTAGGATATGAAATGCCTTTAGATGTATCTAACGAAGAAGCAGATAGGTTTTTATCAGAAGAAGCAAACAATTTAGATAATTGGGATTTACACTCTGTTGTTGGTTATAGACCAAACAGAGCATTGATGTATCCTTCTAATTATTTTCATAGTAAGTATCCAAACACAGGTTGGAAAGAAGGTCGAATGGTATACGTAATGTTTTATAGATAACAGTATGACAACTAAAGAAACAAAATTAAAGATTATTGCTGCCGGTCATAAGGCAGTACTAGAACTTATAAAAGTCGCAGAAGAGTCAATCTTAAATCCTGATATGGAAGGAGATGACTTAGCCGCTGACAAACTAAAGAATGCAGCAGCTACAAAAAAATTAGCTATATTCGATGCTTTTGAGATTCTAAGTAGAATTGAGTCTGAGAAAGAAACCATTAATATAGAGGAGAACGGAGGAAGTAAAACTGATACAAAACAAGGGTTTGCAGAAAGACGATCAAAATAAACTATACTACGTAGTCAATGACTATATACCCAAGATTGTAATCTCTAATAAGAATAGAGTTAAGTCTTGGGTATATGGCTATAATGAGCAATACGATGTTGTGATTATTTCAAAGACAGGAGAGATTGGAGAGGTAATAAACATATCAGGTTTATATATCGCCCTACCTCCTACGCCTAAAGACTGCTACAAAACAAGCTCAGTAAAAACTGAACAACATTGGCAAAGAGAACCAATGCCTAAACAGTTATCAAGAATACAATCAATCTTTCAATGGAATGAAATGCCCGCTGATTTTAAAAACAGATGGGTAGACTATATCGAACAAGAGTTTGATTACAGAGAAAAAGGTTATTGGTTTATGAATAATGGTGTACCTACTTATATTACAGGTTCACACTATATGTATCTTCAATGGTCAAGTATTGACGTTGGTTATCCTGACTTCCGTGAAGCAAATAGAATATATTGGATTTTTTGGGAAGCCTGTAAAGCTGACAACAGAAGTTTCGGAATGATATACTTGAAGATTAGACGTTCAGGATTCTCCTTTATGTCGTCTTCTGAATGTGTGAACATAGGAACTCTTGCACGCGATGCAAGGGTTGGTATTTTGTCTAAGACAGGAGCTGATGCTAAGAAAATGTTTACAGATAAAGTAGTTCCAATAAATAGTAGACTACCTTTTTTCTTTAAACCAATTATGGACGGTATGGATAAACCAAAGACTGAATTGTCTTTTCGCGTTCCTGCTTCTAAGATTACTAAAAAGAATATGTTTGATACTGACGCTGACGTTATAGAAGGATTAGATACCTCAATTGACTGGAAGAATACAGAGGAGAACTCTTATGATGGAGAAAAGCTTTTGTTCTTAGCACACGATGAGTCTGCTAAATGGCTGAAGCCTAATAATATAAAGAATAATTGGCGAGTAACTAAAACTTGTCTTAGGTTAGGTTCTAAGATTATAGGTAAGTGTATGATGGGCTCAACCTCAAATGCATTATCTAAAGG